TCTCTGCCGCATGGCGCGCAACCAGCATGACACCACCAGTGAACAAAGGTGGGCCAGATAAACGCGGTCGCTACCTTGACCGGGCAGTTATTGAGGCAATGCATAAAATCCGTAGCGAAACGAATGTCGCCAGCTATGACACAGTGCGCTCTGCATTCTGGGAAGGTAATCCGCTTTACGACGGTGCAGGCTTTTCGGAAAAAGCTCACATTCAAATCGCGGTAAGGAATCCCGCCTGCATTCGCGGCTACTTTCGTCCAATCAAGTGATCGCGTAGCGGGCAACGCACTATCGTTTAACTCATTCAGAGGCAATCGAGATCAACTCGACCAGTGTTGCCACCAGATCCACCAATGGGTGTTTCCCCATTTCCATGCCGCATTACGTCACACGTGCCATCGGCTGAATTTCCTTGACGATTTTTGGAAGCATTTCTTTCTCGGCAATTTTCAGATCGTAAGCTTGCTGAAGATTAAGCCATGATTGCGCATCGCCGCCGAAATACCTGGCCAGCCGAAGGGCTGTGTCAGCCGAGATTCCACGCCGCTCCAGCACGATATCGTTGACCCGCGCCGGCGGGACGTGCAACACCTTGGACAACGCACGCGCGCTCATGTCGAGCGGCTTCAGGTAGTCCTCACGCAGTATTTCGCCCGGGTGTATCGGGCGCGTGCCGTTTTTGAGTTTGCTCATGTTTGTCCTCGTTGCAGTCGACAAGTTCGATCTGGTCATGCAAAAACTCAGACATGCAGCCATCCCCTCACGTGCTTCCTGGTCGCCACCGAACCATAGCTGGTCAGGGCCCGTAGCAGGCGCGCACGGTCAAATTCTCCGACCTTGCGTTGTGCCTCGGCGGAAAGGAGCAACTTGTCCTCGGCCAGTTCGTCGAGATTATTGAGCATGTCGACAAACAGGAACTCCGGCGTGAGCTTCTTCGGGAAACGCGGCTTGACCCTGCAGTCGAACTGACGGTTTCCCAAGGCAAACACTCCGTGCCGCTTGTGGTTGTAGACCAAAGTGCGATTGTATAGCTGGGTCGTTCCCAGTCCGAGCGAGTTGTAGGCGGAAGGCGAAAAAATCAGGAAATTCTTGTCGCGCAGGAATGCTTCCATCAGATCCTGATCATCAGGGGGAGCGATGCCGAAATCCGAATGCCGCGGGGCGTAGTACAAGCCTCGCGCCAGCTTCTTCAATTGCCCGCCTACCACCAATTCGTGTAGATGGCGATCCACCGCCTTCGAAACCTGCGCCAAATCCTCGCGACGATAAACCCGACCGGGGCGCAAGATGCTGGCAAGGCCGGCAGAGCCGCCCTTAACGGCGGCGGAATGGTGTCGCAAGCTAGTAGACATAATGAATTCTCATTGAAATTTCATGCAAATAGTAGCGCAAATCCCAGCCCGGTAGCTCTCCGGTGCTGGCATCACACCTTATGAATGCTTTTGCTAAAAACACATGGTTCTTGGTAATTTATCCATCACCGTCAACGCTGACGTATCCCGATTTGTCAGCAATATGGATACGGCTTCGCGCGCGGCCCAGTCTGGCATGGGCGAGTCGGCAGCATCGGTCGAGCAATTCCAGACCAGCCTGATGCAGGCCGCCGCCGAGATGGAACGTGCCGCCAAGGCCATGAGCAGCAACATGGAAGCGGCCAACGACGCCATTGCTTCCAGCACAGAAAAATCGACCGCAGCGATAGACGATTTGCAAAATGCAGCCGATAACGTCGACTTCACCTCGACCTCCGAGAAATTCGCAGCAGCATTCGGTGCGGGTGTTGGTGCTGGCGCAACAACTGCAGACAAGGCGATTGAAGGATTCAAATCCTACGTCAAGACCAGGCTGGTCATTACTGGAATTGCACTGATCGCCGGTGTCAGCGCCGCAGCGCTGTCTGCCATCTACGTCACCTACAAAGTGATAAAGGAAGCAATAGGTTTCATCGCGGGCCTGTTCACCGGGGAAAGTTACAAGAGCGAGAGCATCAATGCGCTGATCACGACCAACAACGAAATCAAGGAAATCCAGAATTCCCTTAGCCTGACGGCCCAGCAGGCGTCCGCCACGAATGCTGCGATTGCTGCACTGGGCGTGAATAAATCGGACTACACATCGGTGTTCACCACCGCTGCCGGTGCGATTCGGACGAACACCGACGAACTGGACCGGCTCGGCGTCAAATACAAGGATGTCAACGGCAACTTGCTGCCATTGACGGACACCATCCAGAATGCAAATGCGGTTCTCAATGAATACACGTCCGGATGGGATCGCAACCAGGCAGCCTCCGCGATCGGACTCGGGACCGCCGCTCAGGTCGCCGCTGCTGCGACGGTAACCAAGGAAGCAATGGCTGCGGCTGCCGCCCGCCTGAATGACTATAACCTCGGCATCGGCGCCGAATCGCAGGCAGCAGTCAAGCGCTACGAGGATGCCATGCGCGACTTCAATCGCGAGACCCAACTGACATCGGATGGATTCAAGCGCGCCTGGGCCGACAACGTCATGCCGATCCTGACCGATCTCGCGGAATTCTTCAAGGATGGCTTCCCGTTCGCCGTGAATACCTTCCGCTACAGCATCGCGACGATCACCTCGCTGTTCTACGGACTCAAGACCGTCGCCTACATCGTAGCCGAATCGATCGTTGGCAGCGTCTCGGCAATAGGCTCCGGCCTGGGCGGCGTCGCGGCTGCGGGAGTCAAGGTGCTCCAGGGCGACTTTACTGGCGCGAAGGAAGCGCTGATTGCCGGCTGGACCGATGCAAAGGGCCGGCTGGGCGAGATCGGCGACAACATCGTCGCGCAGGCGCGCCATAACTCGGATGCGATGAAGCAGGCGTGGGCGCTGGATGATCGCAATGAATCCGGTGTTGCCGCAGCCAAGGGCAAGACATGGGTACCGAAACCGAAGGACAAGCCGGATGGCCCGGCTGACGACCCCGCCAAGACCATCCTCGAAGGCTACCTGAAATCGCAGGATGCTTTGATCGCCGCCGAGAAAAAGAGCATGGAAACGCGGCAGGGTTTCCTCAAGCAGTCGTATGACAGCGAATACATCAATGCGCGCAGCTATTACGACGAGAAGCGCAAGCTCATCGCCGACAACTATACGGAAACGCTAGCCGCCTACGACAAGGAAGCCGCTGCGGTCAACAAGTACAAGGCGGCGCTCAGCACGGATACCGACAAGGTAAAAATCGCCGCCGCCGACGTCAAGCTGATCGAAATTGCCGCCAAGCGTTCCGCAGCCGAAGCTGAGGCCAGCGCGGCCATGATCAAGACCAGTTCCGAACAAGATCTATTCCGACTTCGACCGCGCCACCATCGAATGGACGCGCAACCAGGAATTGTCGAATGCCCAGCAGCAGTTCTCGATCGACCTGATGGGCAAGAGCACGCTCGAGATCGCCAAGCTGACCGCCGCGCGCAAAATCGACCTGGAAGTGCAGGAACGGATCCGCCAGTTGCACCTGAAGGACCCCAATGCGGACGTCTCCGGTGCCGTCGCGGCCGGGGCCGCGCAAACGCAAAAGGCAATCGACCTGATCCAGCAGCAAAACGACAAGCAGAAGGATCCGTGGTTCAACGCTCGCGAATCGATCCGCAAGTATGGCGAAGCTGCCAATGACGTCGGCGCGCAGATCGGCAATGCCATGGACAATGCCTTCAAGGGCGCCGAGGACGCGTTCGTCAGCTTTGTGCAGACCGGCAAGCTGTCGTTCAAGAGCCTGGCGACATCCATCCTGGCCGACATTGAGCGCATCCTGATCAAGAAGGCGATCGCCGGGATCGTCGACATGGCGGTTGGCGGATTTTCATCCGGCTTTGGCTTCGGATCGGGTGCGGACTCTGGTGCCGGATCGGCAGGTTCGTGGGCTGGCGGTGACGGTGGCGGCATGGATATCATGTCGGCTGCTGGCGGTTATGACATTCCGTCCGGCGTGAACCCGCTGACGCAACTGCACGAAAAGGAAATGGTGCTGCCCGCGCCACAAGCCGACGTGATACGCGGCCTCACCGGCAAACCCTCCTCCGGCAGCGGTGACGTCTCCATCAATATCACGGTGAATGCACAGACCGGCGACAGCACCACCTCGTCGACCGGGAACGCGCGCCAGATGTCGCAACTGGGCGCAATGATCGGCGCCAAGGTGCGCGAGGTGATCGTGGCAGAGAAACGCTCGGGGGGCTTGCTGGCAACATGACGACATTCACTTTCCCGCCGAGCAACGCCAGCCTGACCGAAAAGCCGCGGATAGTGGTGGCGAAGTTCGGCGACGGCTACGAGCAGCGCACCGCCTTCGGCCTGAATACCAATCCGCAGTCGTGGTCGCTCACCTTCGCCAACAAACGCGCCAGTGAGCGCGACGCGATCATGGGTTTTCTGCGGGCAGCAGGAGGCGTCACAGCCTTCGACTGGCAGCCTCCTGGCGAGACGGCCAGTTTCCGATTCAAGTGCGCCGATTATTCAGCGCAGATCAACACCGACAAGCTGTGGACGATCACTGCCACGTTCGAGCAGGATTTTGGGAATTAAGCGCTAACCATTTCATTTCTCATGATGCCGCCCCGAGGCGGCATTTTTTCATCCATGATAATGCAAACCGATACCATCCAGTCTGAAACTATCCAAACTGAAATACAGAGCCTCGCCCCCTCCGCACTGATCGAACTGTTCGTGCTGGATCTGGCCAAACAGGGTGGCGGCGTATTCCATTTTCATTCAGGCACCAACGAACTGTCCGGCGACGTCGTATGGCAGGGGCAGACCTATGCGCGCTTCCCGATCGAGGCGACCGGCTTCGACAAGCGCAGCACCGGCGCGCTGCCGCGTCCTGTCGTGAAGGTATCCAATGCGCAGGGCCTGATGGGCGCCCAGGCGCGCGAGTTCGGCTATTTCCTGGGCTGCAGATTCATCCGCAAGCGCACCTTCGCGCGCTTCCTGGACGCGGTGAATTTCGCATCCGGAAATCCACAGGCCGATCCGAACCAGGCGCTGCCGGACGACATCTGGATCATCGACCGCAAGGCGAACGAAAACCCCACCCAGATGGAATTCGAGCTGGCGTCGGCACTGGACATGCAGGGCGTCGCACTGCCGCGGCGCCAGATGATCCAGAATTGCTGCGCCTGGGTCTACCGCTCGCCTGAGTGCGGCTATGCCGGTGGCGCGGTCGCAAAGGAAGACGGCACTGCCACCACTGACCTCACGCTCGACCTGTGCGGCAAACGACTCACCGATTGCAAGCTGCGCTTTGGCTCAGGCGTGCTGCCGTATGGCGGCTTTCCCGGCTGCGGGCTGGTGCAATGATTCCGGTCAGCGACGCCGTTCTTGCCGCGATCCGCGCCGACGCCGAACGGGCTTACCCACGCGAATGCTGCGGCGTGGTGGTAATCGCCCGAGGCCGGCAGCGCTATGTCTCCTGCGCCAACATCGCGCCTGGCGCCAGCCACTTCGCGATAAGCCCGCAAGACTATGCCGCAGCCGAGGAAACCGGCGAGATCACGCACATCGTTCACAGCCACCCCGGCATGTCGCCGCTGCCGTCGGAAGCCGATATGGTCGGCTGCGAACGCTCGGGATTGCCATGGATTATCGTCAACTGGCCCACGGGCGCGATCCACACCTTTGCGCCTAGCGGCTACCAGGCGCCGCTGGTGGGGCGGCCATTCTCGCACGGGATCCTGGACTGCTATTCGCTGATCAGGGATTACTACCAACGCGAACTCGCGCTTGAGCTTCCTGACTTCGAGCGCGACGAGGAGTGGTGGCTGAGGGGCAATCACGCAAATGGCGGCAACCTGTATTTGGACAATTTCGAGCGAGCCGGATTCGTCGCCCTCACGAATGGCCAGCCAATGCAGAAACACGATGGCCTGCTGATGCAGATCGGCGCGGAGGTGCCGAACCATGCCGCTGTGTATATCGGCGATGGACTCATTTTGCAGCACTGCATGCATCGCCTGTCGAGCCGGGACATCTATGGCGGCTACTGGCAGCGCAGCACCGTCAGGGTGATCCGGCACAGGAGTTTGATTGATGCACAATGCGATGCAAAACAGCATGCGTGAAGTCCGGCTCTACGGTCACCTCGGCAAGCGCTTCGGGCGCGTGTTCCGGTTCGACGTCAGGTCACCGGCTGAAGCGATACGCGCATTGCGCGCCAACCTGGAAGGATTCGAGGCATACCTGTTCCAGCATTCTGCGCCGGGCTTTCACGTGTTTGTAGGCAAGGCCAATATCGGGCAAAAGGATCTGCTGACATCAAGCGATGACGCCACCATCAGGATCGTGCCGGTCGTGGCCGGCGCCGGGCACGGCGTTTTTCAGACGATACTGGGCGCGGTGTTGGTGGTGGTCGGCGCCTATTTCGACCAGTCGTGGATGGTGAATATCGGCGTTTCGATGATGGTCGGCGGCATCACGCAGATGCTGATACGTCCGCCAGGCCCTGCCACGCCAGCCAACAACCAGGCGTCTTATTGCTTCAACGGACCGGTCAACACCACCGCCCAGGGTAATCCGGTGCCGGTCTGCTACGGCGCCATGATCGTCGGATCGCAGGTTGTCTCGGCCGGGCTGTCAGTGGAGCAGATCGCAGTATGAGCATGGATATTTCTGCTATCGATCCTGCTGCCGGACACGAAACTCCTGTACATGCGCCGACCATCCGTGGCGCGGGTGGTGGTGGCAAGGGCGGCGGTGGATCCGGTGCGACCGAAGCATCGGACAGCCTGCGTTCCCGCCAAATCGCCAAGGTGATCGATGTGCTGTGCGAAGGGCCGATCGTCGGGCTGATCAACGGACTGCAATCGATCTACCTGAACGAGGTGCCGCTGCAGAACCCGGATGGATCGACGCAGGTATCGGGCGGTCCACTGCAGAATACGAACGGCACCTTCAATTTCGTCGATGTTGCCGCGCAATGGCGCAACGGCACGCAGGACCAGTTGCCGCTCGATGGCGTGTCCGACGTCGAATACGAAACCGCAGTCGGTGTCGAGGTCAAGAATGGCGTGCCGATTGTGCGCACGCTGACGAACCCGAATCTCGACAGCCTGCGGGTCACCGTGTCGGTGCCGGCCCTCACTACGCAAGACACGACCAATGGCAATATCACCGGCAGTTCCGTCGATATCACGATCGAGGTGCAGACCAATGGCGGCGGCTACGTCAACAGGGTCAACGACACGATCGCCGGTAAAACCAGCAGCCGCTACCAGCGCGCGTACCTGATCAAGCTTGAAGGGGCCGGACCGTGGGATGTGCGCGTCACCCGCGTGACAGGCGACGCGACGACTTCTGCCGTCAACAACAAGACCTTCTTCGACAGTTATACCGGCATCATCGGTTCGCGCCTGGCCTACCCGAACTCGGTACTGGTCGGCACGCAGATCGACGCCGCGCAGTTCACATCCATCCCGAGCCGGGCCTACGGCATCAAAGGCCTCATCATCCGTGTCCCGACCAACTACGACCCGGTGGCGCGCACCTATGGTGATCTGTGGGACGGCACTTTCAAGCTGGCATGGTCGGACAATCCGGCCTGGTGCTTTTACGACCTGCTGACCAATGGCCGCTACGGTCTGGGCGATTTCATCGATCCATCCAGTATCGACAAGTGGGCGCTGTATGCGATCGCGCGCTACTGCGACCAGACCGTGCCGGACGGATACGGCGGCTTCGAGCCGCGCTTTACCTGCAACCTGTACCTGCAAACGCGGGCCGAAGCCTATTCCGTCGCCCAGAATTTCGCATCGATCTTCCGCGCGATCACGTTCTGGAGCGCCGGCACCATCGTCGCAATGCAGGATCGTCCGGCCGACGCCAGCGCCCTGTACACCAACGCGAATGTGATCGATGGTGTTTTCAGTTACTCCGGCACCTCGATCAAGCAGCGGCATACCGTCGCATTGATCGGCTGGAACGATCCGGCCGACTTCTATCGCCAGAAGATCGAGTACGTGCAGGACGACGAAGGTGTCCGCCAGCTTGGCGTGGTGCAGACGCAACTGACAGCCTTCGGCTGCACGTCGAAGGGGCAGGCGCACCGGCTCGGGCACTGGCTGCTGGCCACCGAAAAATACGCAACCGAATCGGTTGCCTTCAAGGCGGGGCTGGACGGCTGCGCGCTCTATCCGGGTGCGATCATCAAGACGTCCGACCTCAATCGCGCCGGCAAGCGCATGGGCGGCAGGCTCGGCCCGTCCACTGCTTCGGTGCTGACGCTCGATGCAGATTTCGTGCTGGAAGACGGCAAGTCCTATTCGATCAATGTCATCGGCAGCGATGGCAGCACCAACGCCTGCGCGATCGTCGATCCGGTCGGCATGAATGTCACCACGCGCACCGTCCATATCATGCCGCCACTGGCGGCGGCGCCACAAACCAATGCGATCTACGTGATTGCCGCCAACGACCTCGCCGCCGAGACCTGGCGCGTGATGGGTGTGCAGGAGAGCGGCAACTATGTGGTCGACGTCATGGCGATCGCGCACTATGACGGCCTGTTCGATCTGGTCGATAACGGCGCCCGGTTCGATCTGCCGCAGGTCAGCAACATCAAGACCGCGCCGGACAGTCCCGGCAGCCTGTCTGCGATGACATCGCCCTACATCGTGGCCGGCCATGTCGCCGGTTTGCGGCTGACCCTGTCGTGGGCGTCGTCGGCCGGAACGTTCCGCGTGTCGTGGCGCACGGCATCCGGACAGCAGGACGCGCGCGAGGTGCATCAAACCTCGGTCGATATCGACAACGTCGATCTGACCACGTATTACTTTTCCGTGGTGGCGGTATCTGCCATCGGGCGCGAATCCGTCCCATCGGTTCTCACCTATGTGGTCAGCCCCAAGACGACGGCGCCACTGCCGCTGACCGCGCTGTCGGCCAGCGGCGATATTCTCCAGATCCATCTGGCCTGGATTTACGCGGCGTCAGTCGATACCAAACTGCTTGAAATCTGGGGCGGCGTATCGAGCGACCAGGCAACCGCCGTTAAGCTGGCCGAAATCGCCTACCCGACCGCGCAATGGACGCAGCAGGGCCTGGGCGCCGGCGTCACACGCTCCTACTGGGCGCGGGTGGTCGATACCAGCGGCAATGCCAGCGCCTGGTCGGGACCGGCGTCGGCCACCACCAGTACCGACGCGTCCGACATCCTCAGCTACCTCGCTGGTCAGATCGGCAAGACGGAACTCGGGCAGGATGTCCTGAAGCCGATCGAGGATGCGGAAACGCTGATCGGCCCGGTGCTGCAGCAGATCGACGTATTGCTGAATGGCGTCGGCCAGCAGGACCAGCTCGCGGCAACCCAGCTGACCGGCCTGATCGCTGCAGACAACGCCTTGAAGGCCGCGCGCGACACCTTGACGTCGACCATCGGCGGCGTTGCCGCCCAGGTAACGACCGAAGCGACCAAACGCGTCACGGCCACCGACGCGCTGGCCAGCCAGATCAGCAGTGTGTCGGCAACCGCCAGCGGCAATACCGCGCTGATCCTCTCCGAGCAGACCGCCCGCGCCAATGCGGACAGCGCGCTCTCAACACTGGTGACGACCGTGGCGGCGACCGCCAACAGCAACACGGCAGCCATTACCAGCGAACAAAGCGCACGGGCCAATGCCGACAGCGCCATATCGACGCGGGTCGACAGCGTCGCTGCGACGTCCAACGGCAATACGGCTGCCATCGTCGCGGAGCAGAGTGCGCGCGCCAGCGCCGATGGCGCGCTGTCCACGCGCATCGATAGCGTGGTGGCAACTTCCAATGGTAATACTGCCGCCATCGTGACGGAACAGAATGCGCGAGCCGGTGCAGACGGCGCACTTTCCACTCGCATCGACAGCGTGATCGCTACTGCCAACGGTAATGCGGCGGCAATCCAGTCGGAAGCGTCTGCACGCGCCAGCGCCGACAGTGCCTTATCGTCCAGCATCACCACTGTCGCGGTGACGGCGAACAACGCCAGCGCATCGGCGCAGACCGCCACCAGCGCGCTTGCATCAACCAATGGCCAGCTATCGGCGATGTCCACCATCAAGACGCAGATCGCGACCGGAGGTCGGACTTATCTGGCCTCGATCGGCGTTGGCGTTTCGAACAGCACCGGCATCGTCGAATCGCAGATCCTGCTGTCCGCCAACCGCGTCGCGATGATCGACGAAAGCAGCGGCACGTTGACCACGCCCTTCGTGATTCAGGGTGGGCAGACGTTTATCAGCCAGGCGCTGATCGGCACGGCCTGGATCACGAACGCGAAGATTGCCTCGGCTGCGGTCGGAACACTGAACATCGGTGGCAACGCGGTCACGATCCCGGCATCGATCAGCGGCAACGGCGGCGCCGGACCGTTTTCCGGCAGCGGCAGTTATGTGATGTCGCAGGTTTTTGCAGCGACGCTCAACGTTAATTACACGGTGACGACGCCTGTGATCGTGCTGGTGACGTGGCAGTCGGGCGCGCCGAGCGATGGCGGCAACACGAGGGTGGAAATACGGGCAGACGGAAATACCGTGCTGGCTGCGTCGGACACGGCGCCTTCCGGTATCACGACGTCTCACGTCGCGTCGGCTGTCGTCAACCTCGCGGCTGGCGCCCATTCCTTCACGCTGTGGTTCGCCAACGACTGGCCCGGCGGCGGCACCTGGAATTTAGGCAACTGGTCGTTGACCGTGCTGGGAGCGATGCGATGACGGACTTTGCGAGATATGACGACACGGGCCGGATACTGGCGACGGGCAGCATGCCTGCCGCAATGCTGGCGCTGCAGGACGGCAACATCTACGTCGGCACAGCGGATGCGGACCGTCACTACGTCGCCAATGGCGTCGCGCACCCGAGGCCGCCGAACCCGGCCGCACTGACCGGCGCCACACTGTCGAACCTGCCGGTGCCTTGCGTAATCCGGATCAATGCATCCGAATACCCGTGCGCCGATGGCACGGCAACGCTCAACCTGACGCTCGCTGGAACCTACACGGTCACCGTGATCGCGTTTCCGTTTCTTGACGCTGTTTTTACCATCACAAAATGATCATC